GTTGAAGCTCCCTGTGTCCGTAGTGTTAATCCCGCCCGCATCAGCAGTAACCGAACCTCCGTTGCATGCCGCGATAGCAGAGGTTGGCCCAACCTCCAGAACGTCTCTTGCTGACCCTGCGTTCGACTGCACATTCATCAGGGACTCGCCAAAGACTCGTCGCGATACGGGCGGAATCGCAGTAGACAAGTCAATCGATGCAAGGCTAGTAGCCGCCCCGCCGGACAAGACTAATATAGACAGCATCAGTTGGCAGAACGGGCCATTCTGCCGAATCACGCGAAAATGTCCACTGCCGTTGTTGTACACCGCCCCAATCGGCGCGCTGAACGTGTACCCGGCAGGCAGCGTCGGGGAGGTCCAGCTAAGGGACAGCAGCCCCGCAACGGTGTCCGTCGTCGGGTTGTAGATGATGTGCCCGTAGTACCACGTCGAGTTGGCCTCGCTGCCAGTGTCCAGTCCGTTCGCGCCGCTGGCGGTGATGTCCACGGTTACATCGACGGCGGACAGGCGAATCGACTTGCCGTTCGAGTCCTGCACAACGAACTCGTCGGCGTTCCAGTCGAACTGGTAGTTCGGGTTTGTCGCGTTGTTCTGGCCGGTGATGTTCCTGCCAATGGAGCGCGGGCTAAGAACTTCAGCCACCACCTTCGTCCGAGTTACCGCGTCGTCGTCAATCTGCGCCGTGTCTACCGTATCCAACACGGCAAGGTCGCCAAGGCCGAGTGCATCCCTTGCCAGCGCCAGCGTCGCTGCAGCCACGACATCTTCCATTGCTGCGGACACGGGAGTTTCCGTGGTGCCCGCCGCCGCAGTCGGGTTGCCGTCCGCATCGAAGTACAGGAAGCTGGATGCCCGGGTCAACTTGGCCGGTAGTTCATCGATCGTGTCCGCGTCGCCGTCCGGCTGACGAAGCGATCGCGTGGTAATGCTGCGAGTGCGCTGCGCCAGCATCGTCAGCTTGTCCACCATTCGCTCCAGCGACTCAGCCGGAAGGTCATCATTCGGGATCAGGTCCGTGGACTGGAGCAAATCCGGGTCGCGGATGATCACCAACTTGTCTGTGACCGGCAGGGCGGTGACGAGGGTCAGTTGCCCGCCATCCGGGTCAGCCGCGCCGGTAAGCGTGTAATCGGTCGTCAGGGCCAGGACCGTTTCCGCGCCGGTGGCGATGACGACCTGCACTGCGCGAATATCCGCGTCGGCTAGGAAGTAGAATGGAATGTCGAACGGGCCGACCGAACCCGCGCCATTGTATGAAACCCTGCTGTCTTCGGATGGGACTGTCATTGGTTTGTCGCTCCTGCTGGCATCATGCTGTTTTGCTTCAGAGTCTTCAGGTGCGCTACCTCAGCAGCGAAGTTCGCAAAGCGCGGATCGGCCAGTATCTCCCGCTGTGCCAGCGCTCTGTAGTCTTTTATGGTGCCACTGATGAAATCTTTCTTCACTTCGTCCGGCATGGTCTGATACACGGCGGACATCGGGTGGGCACCCGAGACGACCGCGTTCAAATAATCCTTCGCCCCCATACCCCATGCCGGATGCTTCAGGGCGTTGCCCGCGAGCCTGGAATACTCGCTATACGCCTGCGGGTAAAAGCGCATGTTGACCATGACCCCGTCGAATGACGTTTTCTTAGTGATACGCTGCGGACCTTCCCCAAGCCTGACTATCTCGCGATCGATCGGCAGATCCTTATGCGGCTTGGATGCGACTGGCGATGCGAAGTCATACGCCTTGCCAAGGCCGGACTCGGACGTGATTTCCTCACCCCAAAGGTTCCGGCGCGGCGGCAGATTCTCGGAAAGACCAGCGATGCGGGCGCGGACGGCGTCGGCGGGTGATTGAACGTCGCGCTGCACCGGGTCGACGACATTCTTGATAGCGCTATTCAGCGACGTGATCGGTAGGAATGAGGCCATCATCTTGTTGATGTAGTTGGGCGAGTACCGCTCCGGGTCGCTCATGGCTTCCACGAAGTTCGAAAACCCCTCCATGTAGGTCTTGCTGATCGTGGCTTGGGACACGGCGGCGATCGACATGCCAACCACTTCCTGCCACTCGTCCACGTCGTCCTCGTCCATTTCACCGCGCCGGATTGCCTCGGTGATGGATGCCGCGAATCCGACCGTCATGCCGAAGGGGTCAGTGCGGTTGTAGGAGTACCAGCGATCACCGACCTTTACCGAGAACGGCTGCCACCCCTGCCGCAGCATCGCTTCCTTAGTGCCCCTGTCCTTTGGTCCTTCACCGCTGATCACCCCGGTATCGGCAATATCCATTGCCGCCATCATGATCGCAGTCCCGGTGGACATGCGCGCCAAGGCGATGTCAGCCCGGGCACCACCAGCAGCGATATCGGCCCGCCATTGGCCGACTAGCGGCGCAAACGGCGAGCGCTCGAAAGCATACCGGGCGATGTTTACCGGGGTGCGGACGAACGGCAGGATCAGCACCATCGGATTCAGCGGCGAGTCCACGTTCCGCAGGTCCATGATCTTCTGCCCGATCACCCCCGTCTCATTGGTGAAGGTCTGGTACATGGCTGCGTCGGCAGCGTTGATGCGCACCGTCTCTGGCGGATTGTCGATGATTTCCTTCATGCGCTTCGCCAGATCCAGCCCGGTGTGACCTTCTGACGCAGCCATGCGGAGCGACTGCGCGTGGAGTTCCATCCGGTAGCCGACCGTCTTGAAGAACTCGTCTTCCGCCCCGAGTAGCCGCGTCGGGACGCGAATGGCAGTACCGAGATAATCGACAAACCTACCCAGACCAGTTTCTTTGGCCATGCCGAAGGCGTCGGCGGACACGGCGAACTGGCGCTGCGTGTCGACCTTGTTGAATGCGTAGGTAGTCTCGCCCGTGCGCAAGGCTTTGGCTGACATGCGGAATGCATCCTTCACGGATGATACCATGCCGTGTGCCATGGCCAGCGCCTCGCCCGGGTGAGTGCCGTCACCGCCGAGAATCGCGCGCACCCCACTTGCCGCCTGTCTTTCGTAGATCTGCTGCAAGGCGACCAGCGAGTTTGAACTCACGTTGACGATATGAGTCTTGGGTGACGATAGCAGGCCGTTGATGAAAGTCTCGCGGATGGCGTCAACGGATGCCGATACGAATCCTTTTTCCGCGAACCGGGCGATCGTCGCCGGAGACGCGCCCTCATTAGCTAAGATCGCCAGCCGCCCGGCCATTTTCGCAGAAGTGTCTGTGCCGCCCCCGGTGGTCAACATCTGCTGGATAGCGCGGGCGCGCTCTATTCCGCCGCCTGCCGGTATCCTCCACGACGATAATGCGCGGGCAGTCTCAGCGCGGGCACCCAATACTTCGCTCTGGATTGCCGCATGGACTGCCATCGCACGGCGGAATGCGAATTGGTCCAGTGGACCGGCGTTCTTGTCAGCCGCCTTCTTCGCCGCTTCGACCAGCTTTTCCCCGGATGCCGCCCACAATTGCCGCGCTGCCAGTGCCTCTTCCGCATTGAACCCTTGCCCCTTGCGCCGCGACAGGAGTTGCTCAACCGTCATGCCCATATCCTCGGCCATGGCGATCGTTTCTTTGTGCGATATCTCGCCGCGAGTGGCGTCGTCCACTTGCAACTTCATCTTCTCCGCCATCTTGCCCATGGCGAACTTGATCTGATCCGGCTCGTCGATCCGGTTGAAGTTGACGTACACTTCAAAATCTTCCGGCAGCGGCTGACCCTTGCGAGCGCGGATCAGTGCCCGCGGATCGGTAACATTGCCCACAGCAGCAGCCGCGTCGTCGACTTTGCGCTTGGCCACGCCCGTTTTCGGCTTAGCCGTGGACACGATACCGGCGTTGGGGGAAGGCGCTGGTTTAGCGGAGTACTCAGCGATGTCCATCACTGCGGGTTTCTCTGCGACTTCGTCCTCTGCACCCCTCCACAGCCCCGCGTCTTTCAACTCCTGCTCGGTCAGTTCGCCATATCTTTCGCGCAGGATCTGCTCTTCGGCTTCCTTTACCCCCGGGGTGTTCTTGGCGGCGCGCAGGGCGCGGGCAGCGAGGAACACTCCCTCGAATGCGCCGCCAACCAGAACGCCCTCAAGCGTGTTTTTGAACCGGCTTTCCATGGCCGAGTCATCCATGGAGGACGACAGGTAATCGGTAAGCACGTTCTCAGGCAGGTTAGCTTGTTTCCAGATGTCAGCCAGCCTGCCTGCCGACGGATCGCGTACCGTGAAGTCAGCGATCGCCCCGGCAGTCATGCCGCGCTTGATCGCCCCCAGACCCTTAAGCGCACGGAATGCCGGTACGAACCCGGTAAGGAATTCGGACACGCTGCGCGTCAGTTCCCCGGTTCCGGTCTTTGGCTTACTAATTTCGTAGCGTAGATCTGCGACGTTATCGTTGAGCCAGATCGCCAGATCATTAAGCGGCGACACCAGTTCGAACAGGTGCTTGGCCGCATCATCCACGCCACCGACGATTTGCTTGGGAATCTCCGACACGTTGCGCATGACGGTGCCGAGAGTAGATTCGTCCGGCAGGTCAGGGGCACCAACGCCAGCCGCGTCCTTCTCCGTGGTCACACGATCGGGCTTAGCGGGCGGCAGCGGACGGCCCTCGTCGAGCAACGGGATAAGCGCTTCCGGCTGCGACTGAAGCTGGTCGCGGCTCATGTCTCGGGTCCATGCTTCCATCTGCTCCACTTCAGAAGCAGTGTCAGCCGGTCCTACCCGGATCGCGTATTCTTCGCTCGCGTCGTCGTTATTTTCCACTCGGTGCACCCTTCTGGGCAGCTTCCATCGCCTTCCGCCACCTGTTCAACGTTTTCATTTCCTCCGCGTACTCGGAGGGCGACAACCTACCCGAATCGCGCTGCGCTTGCAGGCTCTTAGACGCGTTGAGTATGTCCACCTGCAGAGTCTGCGGATTCGCTTGCCGCCTGATCGTCGTTCCGCGCGGAACCGGCAGCGCCATCACGCTGTCCGACAGGTTCACCAAGCGGAACTGGTCCACGATTTCCTTGCCGCGTGCATCAATTTCCTGATCCGTGCGCTTGCCGGAATTTATCCAACGGTTGAACTCATCGATCGCTTCGGCGTAACGGGACTTGCCGACTGCATCTTTCACGTACGGGCCGGGGTCGAGCGAATTGCGGATGAAGTCAATCGACCGCTCGTACTGAGAATTCGGCCCCTCCTGCCGGTCGCGCGTCCGAGAAGAGTTCAGGGCTGAAGACAGGTGCTCATTGGACAGCAGACCGTTCCGGTGTGCAGTGAATGCAAAAGTCTGTGCTGCCTTCGGGTCAGTCATCAAAAGCTGCTGCAACTCACGGAACGTCGCTGGATCGGTCTTCGGTCCTTTTTGGCCGTCACCAAGCCCTTTCTTGAGCGCTTCGCGCAGGGACTTATAGTCATTGTCGCTGACAAGCGGCTTTATCCGTTGTATGTCATCCAGCCGCAGCTTGCCGCTATAGAACTTGTCCCACGCGTCCTTCATTGCGCCTTCAGCCATGACCTTGCGTTCCGCCGCCACTGCGCGTTCCGCATCCGTGTCGATCTGATTCTTAAGCGTTATAGCCTGCTGGAACATCTGCACCCGCCGCTCAAACGGCAGAGCATCGAATGCTGTGTTGCCGGTAATGCCGTTAAGGTCCCCGGACGATTTGCGAGTCTTCCCATCGACGGGCACCCCAAACCCGATGGACTGGAGGAATGCAGTGGGCGACTTCTGAATCTGCGACCACGTTGCCGCAGTCGAAACCTTGTCTATCACGTCCTGCCGCATCTTGGACTTCTGCACGGGCGGGATCGCGGCGTCGTCAATGATCGCTAGTTGTTCGGCCAGCGCCACTTGGTACTGATCCGGGTCCGTGTTCATAAGCTTGGCGACGTTGTCCGCGCCTTGAACAAACCGGTCCATCCGGTAGTCGATCCTAGCCGAAGCTTCGAACGTCAGCGCGCGGATGCCCAGATCGTCCCTGAATCCGATAAGACGATCGCGCAGGAACTTCCGCGACATGTCATCGGGTGCCGACTCCAGCACCTTCTCCATGTACTTGTCGTAGTCGCCCATCAGCGTCGGCACGAAGTCCGGCGCACCGGGTTGAGCAGTTTCCTGTCTGCGGAGCAGGTCAGCAGTCCATTCCAGACGGGCAGACGACAGAACTTCTGCTGACCACGCCTTTGCATCGTCTTCTTCACGGGCGCGGTAGGCCGAAGTCAAGCGGCGGGCACCTGCCATCAGGCTGTCCGCGCCGCGAGCGGTCAGTTCTGAAGTGTCGTAGCGATTGCTGGTAATACGCGGAGCCTGAGCGCGGGGCAGCACCACCCCTTCGCCGGTAGTAGTGCGAAATCTCTCTGCGTACTGTTCGATCTTGGCGGGCATTATGGTAGCATGCCGTAGTTAGCAGCGCCGCCGTAAAGCCCGTACATCGACGGTGCCGGTGCGCCGTTCGTGGTGCGCTTGCGCCCGTAGCTGATGTAGTCGCCAGCGCCGGACAGGATTGCTCCAGCAGCACCCATGTATCCCGACCTTCTGGCGGCGCTAGCGTACGAACTGCCAGCGGCTATCGTGTTCGATGCGCCGGTTCGATTCGCGGAAGCTTGCCAATCGCTAAGATCGGCGGAGTCCTCCAACCCCTTCGCCTCCATGCTGCCTTGGTAGCGTATGTTGAGTGCGTCCATTTCCGCGAATAGTTGGGACTGTCGATCGACGTCCAGATTTGAACCACCGAACCCGGTTCCGGACTGAGCGATCGCAGCGCGTCGAGCGCCCGCCTCCAGCCGCGCCCGCCTACGCTGCTGATCCTCCTGAAGACCAGCCCCTATCCGGGTAGTCTCTGCTCTTTTGCGGGCGATCGCGGCGTCGTACTCGTTGGCCTGCGCCGCCGATTCATACCGCACCGCCTCCACTTGACTCTGGTGCTGTACCTGTTGTGCTTGCTGGTTGCCACGACTGATGGCACTCACCGCGCTGAATATCGTTGACGCTATGGTGATGAATTGCATGGTTAGCAAGCCTTCCTGTAGATGACGGCATCCGACCCGTCAGGCAGACCGCCCGGGCACTCCTGCGCTGCTTCGAATCCAAGTATCTTGACCCATCGCGCCGCTTCGTGAAATCCGCGCTCGACCACCGCGTACAATACCGACCCGGCGTCCTGCAGGGCTATCAGGCGCTCGGCAACGCGGGTGATGCGCAGCATGTGACGCGAAGCCGCTTCCGACAGCAGCGCCCAGATGATCCAGTGCCCTTCGGCTGTCTTTACTTTGCCGCCGCAGAACAGAATCTCATCACCGTGCATGCCGGTAACGGCAGGGCCGGATCGCGCCAGTTCGCGCCCGTAGTCCGCGTCCATCGGGCCGTAAGCGCTGACATTCTGCCTTGGCTGCAGACGGATGCGGGTCACATGCTCGGGTTGGAACTTAACGATCATCATAGGTCGTCATCTGGGGCATGAGCGCCACAACCGTGCATGGGCCGGGTTGATCCTGAACGATCGTTATAAGCGCCGGTCCCTCGTTCCCGTCAGGCCATGCTATGACCTTATCCCCCGTGAACAGAGCCGGTGCCTGATCCATGGGGTCACTGCCGCGACGAAGTTCAACACGGTCAAGCTGCAGATCTTCATCCCTGCCGTACTTGCACCCGGAAGTCTCGTCAAACCGGATGATGCAGCGGGATATTCTGGATTTCTTGCCCTGAGCGGTGCCATCCTGCGCTCCTGCCTCAATCGGCATCGGCTGCAGAACGGCGGGGCAGGGCAGTCCGACATGCGCCTTGCTGACCTGATCACTAGTCTGGAAGGCTATTGCACCGCCGGAAACGACGCGCTGCGGATGGGCGGCACCATTTGCCCAGACATCAACAGTTTGCCCCTCAAGGTGATCGAGGCCGGATACACTGTTCACAGTCATGCGCCATCCGCCCGAGGCGATCGCGGTCAGATTGGGCCATGCAACCCGGATCGTGCCTTTCACGTTCGCGGTGTCTGTAAACTCGGTTATTTCTGCTACGGCCTTGCGCCACGTGACCGCGCCAGTGATCGACTCGGTCGTGAAGTCGTAGTGTATCTTCTTGCCAACATCGGCAGCATCAAACACTGCAGCGCCAGCGGTGAATACAACATCTGTCGTCCCCACCACCGTAGCCCCGGTTCCCGGGGTGAGTGTAGCGGCAATCGTGTTGTCGAGCGTCAGGCCGCAGTCCACGTAGAAGGCGTCTTCCGGGTTATCGCCCTTCTCGTGATGGTATTCCATCCACTCGATGTACCGCACCGTGGCACCATCGATGTACCGGTTCACGATCATCCACACTTCATCGCGATCGCCATCCGGCGCGGGAATGCTGACCACCGACTCAACGATGGCATACTCGTTCGCGGCAGCATTGCTATATCCGCCGATGCGGTGCGGGTGCCAACCGCGCACGTCTTGCTCACGATTGAGGGTAAGTCCAAGCAGCAGCCCGTCATTCCTCGCAGCCCACACGACCGAATCCGGCTCCTGCTGGTACGCCATTTCGATCACGCCGCCCTTGCTCACATGCTCGGCAAGAACTGTAACATCGCGGGCTATGTACCCTTCCTTTTCCCACGAGTACTGCATGTCCCTGACCTTGCGGCCGGCCTTCTGCACGAACACTATGCCGTCACCCACCCGGGCAGGCCGGACGTGCCGTGACCCATACTCCGATTGCTTCTTCGCCCTGATGTTACCTGGGCCGAGTGCCTCGGTAGTGGTGATTTCGGACAGTGACACTTCATCACCGGCAGTGCCTACCACCAGAGCGGTATCAGCGGGCGCAAGCCACTCGATCTGGTTGGCGCGGTCTGTGGTGATGTCCGACGTGATCCCCATTTCCGCAGTAACAAGCCCGGAAGAGTCGCGATTGCGGAAGTTTTCAAAGTCCCCGGCAACGCTCATCCATACGAACCGGCCGCGGGAGAAGCACAGTCTCTCGCGGAAGAACGTCACATGCTCCGGCCAGCCTTCAACGTCAGACCACGCCCCGAATGCCCACCGGGTGGTGGCATTACCACTGCCCACCGCACCAGCCGGTATCGACGACAGCACCGTGGCCGAGGCAGAAGTCGGCCCGCCAACTGCAGTTATCACAGCCCACCCATAACCGGGATCATTGAACCGCCATTGCACCCCGGTATCGCCGTCGTACCGATCACCCACCGAATGCGTCGGGCGGATCGTGCCAGTAGTGGCAGTGTTGAGGGCTGTGTAATTCTTGCCGTCTGACCGACGCACCGCGCCGGCAGTAATAGATTTTCCCGGCTCCCACATGAGAACTGAATCGGCGTTCTTCTGCTCGAGCAGAATCAATGCACCGACGTGCCCTGCAACGAACGTATTGGCAGAAGCGGTCAGGGTGACGTTGCCGGTAGCCGCGCTGGAATATATCGTTACCGTGTTGTCTGGGTCGATGTCTTGGAACGGCCCGCCCTCGGCGCTCAGCGTGCTTAATGTAAATGCCGCGGCACCCGTTCTGGCCAGCTTCCTTGGGGCATAATCCTTGTGCGTGATGTACAGGACATCGCCCGACTGCACAAAGTTGAGGGCGAACGTGCCGTCCGAACTCACCAGATTGGCAGCAGTCCATGGCGAAGCTACTTCAAGCGGCGTACCGGGTGAGGATTCGACCTGCGCGTGATTCGCATAGAATCGAATGTACTGATCCCCGAACTCCAGCACATACGCCTGCTCGATGTTGAATTCGAACTTGAACAGCCATGTCCGGTTTGCGCTGTTCTTTACTTCGGTAACGAACCGCGTGCCGGGTCTGCGACGTACCGGACCTTGGGCAGTGGGTATGAAATTGCGCATGCGCCTGCAGGCGTTTGCGTAGTACTTGACATCGACACGCCCCGCCATCAGCGGAGAGAATTCCCCGCTATTGAAGCTGGTTATGATGGGGGCGACTTTAGCCATCAGAGTCTGCTAAGCAGCCATTCGTCATCGGCGTGCTTCTCGGGCGGCAACTCTATCGCGTTTGCCCGTACAGCCGACGAAAGTTCCCTGTTATAAGCACGTTCTGCCCGGTCGCGCTTCGACCCCGAATTCGTGATAGTTTCCGCCGTGGTGTACGCCAGATACGCGGCGAACGTCAGCACGAAGCACGGATGGAACTGCGTTGGATCGTCCATCCGGCGTATGTACACCAGATTCAGCGGGGCGGCATAGTCCGTCAGGATCTGCTTGCCCTCTATCGTGAACTCGCTGCTCGGCATGTTGCTGTAGTCAGCTAGGCTGACGCCAGCGTAGAATTCACCGACCATCACCAGCCGCAGAGCATCGGTGGGAATCTGGAACTTCCGAGCGTACTGGAACGCCGGAACTTCGGACAATGCCGTTAGCTGAGCGCGTTTCTTCGCAAATGACCACGTATGCGCACCGAGCAGGTTGTCCCTGCACAGGGCGTACACAGCCTTCATGTCCCGCGCTGCCTTCACATCATCATCGATGGAAGTGATGCGGTTCTCACCCAGCAGGGTGAGTGCGAAGTTGACTATCTCGGTCTGGGAAGCCACGATACTGCTCGCGCAGACCGGGTTAGGCTGGCGGGAAGTTGCCCTTCAGGATATGCGCGCGGATCTTGTCCAGACCGAGCAGCACGTCCTCACGCGTCAGGTTTTCTGCCAGATCGAAGGTGAACTCCATGCTCTCGGCTGCGGTCGCAGCCCCGACACCTTCGGTGACTTGATCCATGTTGTCGCCACGGGAAACGCTGTAGATTCGAGTTGCCATTATACACCCCCTAGCAGTTCACGCGTTCTGCCCGACATGGACTTCACGCGTCCTTCGAAAACAGGAACGTACTCTTCCCACTCTTTCATGTCGACCACGTTCAGGGACACACCTTTGTCCCACGGCGCGGAGTAATACCTGCCAGTCTCGTCGAGGGGCACCCCGCACAGTACTACTTCCTCGTACCCCAACGCCAAAGCTACCCTCGTAGCGAACAGGGCGCTGGTTCCGGTCAATTTGCAAGGCCACACGTGGTCCACCAGTGGCCATTTCTTGTCGGAATGGATGGTCACCCCTAGCTTCTGCGGGTGAACGTTGCGCTGCTCTGCTGTGCCACCCATGAAGTAGTAGCCTTCATAGCGCAGCGGAACCATGTACTGGAATCGCTCTCCGTGAGCGCCAGCCCAATGCTTGAATCGCATCGGAAGATGCATCCCTGATTGCTTGACCGCCATCACGTCCACAGACGGGTACGCGTTGAGTGCCAGCTTCAGGTCATCCCAAAGGCATCGGGCGGATCCGCAAATGAGGACCCGCCCTTTCTCAGACGCAACCGCCCCGATCGAAGTAAAACCGAGGCGGCTGATGTCGATGCCGTTCTTCACGCGGTCAGTTCGCGCCGACCACGTCCACCGTCAGACAGGCGGTGCCCGCCACGGTTGCAGCGACCGCCAGCGTGCCGACGATGTCGAACTCGCACTGCGGGTCCACCGTGTACCCGAGGACTTCCCACAGCCGCTTGCCCATGTTGGCAACGGTGAGGAAAGCCGACTCGTTCAGCACATTGGTGTTCTTCTGCGCTGTGGCCATGTCGATCGAATCCGCGAAGAAGTCGGCATCGCGAACCGCGCCGCCATCCTGCGCAGTTCGGTAGACACCGATGTGCATCGTGCAGCCGGTGCCGAACGATCCCGCGTCGAGCCGCATGTCCTTGATCATGTCGCTGGATTTGACCCTGCAGAACCGCAACGTGGACGTGGCTTCCGCCGCTGCCGTCACGAGGGTGCAAACCCCGCGATGGCTGCGAACGCGCCCGCCGGCCTGAAAGGATGGCGTGATCACGATGGGCGTTGCGTCGGCGTTGGTGATCGCGACCGACTTGATGGTATCCACCACGTAGAGCGTCAGATACGCCGCCCAGATGGTGAACGGTGTGAGAAGCGACTGCAGAAGCGATTTCATGTGATTTCTCCTGTTCGGGTTCCGTGGACGCCGTTACTCAGCGCACTTGATTTCGACGACCTTCGCTTCTTCCGAGCGCGAGGCTCCGAAGGTGCCGTAGACGTACACCTGCCACGGCAGGCCAGCGAGGTCTTTCCGCTGGCTGATGTCGGTGCTGATGTCGTTCCACTGCGCGAAGTACATGCCGGACTTCACGTACGCGGCGACCCGACGGTAGGAGTTGCTGTCCACCGCCATGAGTTCCGTGCGCTTGAAGTCGAAGCCGAGGAAACGCGTGACCTTGCCCTCGACCAGAACCGGCTTTTCGTTGAAATCGAGGCTGATGACCTGGATTTCGGCCATCAAGTTGTCGTGCTGCTTCGCGGTCAGGGCAAGGAAGCGCTGCTCGTTCTCGTCCGTCTCCGCCGCCATCAGCATGCGCGAGGCTTCGCGCAGCTTGGCGACCGTCAGACCGACGTTGCCCGATGCGGCGAAGTTCACGTCCACGTCCTGCGTCGAAGGGAACTGCGTGGTCGTGCCGCCCGTCTCGCCGGTCTTGCGATCCCCGAAGAAAGCCGTGATGATTTCGCGATCCTGCGCCCGCCCCATGGCGTAGGTGCCGTTCTGGGCGTAGCTGGACTTCGGATCGACGATCGTGCGCAGCTTGTCGATGGAGTCGATCAGGTCGTTCCAGTCGTAATCGACCGGGTAGACCCACGGGCGGTCGTGCGGCGTGTCGGCGGGCGTCAGCGACGGGTAGCGCGTGGTGCGCCTCGTGGCTTCCACCTTGCCGATCTGCTCGACCATGACGGCGGCTTTCGCGCCGGTGACCGGGTTGGGAGTGCAGGTTTCGCGGAGTCGCGAGCCTTTCTGCTGCAGCAGGAGTTCTACGGTGCTGGCGTACTGCTGTGCGTACGCTGTGGTGATTTGTGCGGACATCTGATCCTCCGAAAAAGTTGAGTGTTACGCCTTTTCGCGAGGGTGTCCCGTCACCGGACCCACACTTGCCGCTTCTGCGCGGCCAGCAACCGAGCTTTCTCGGCAGTCTGATCGGCCTCTTATACCTGAGGGTCCCGATAGGGCGGAGTCTATCACGACTCCGCCCGTCCTGTCAACTGCATTACTGTTTGGGTTCCGGATACCCGATCTTGTGCAGCTTGTCCCACTCCCGGCGAGCGTCGGCATCGCCAGCGGCGAACTTGGATGCCCATTCCGTGTCGGCCTTCAGTTCCCTGATGCGCAGCCGGGCACCCTCCGGAGTGATCCCGCCCCCTGCGGAAGTGCCGTCGCCGTCCACGAACCCATGCTCACCGATGCGCTCACCGATGTTGGCGAAGATGTTCATGGTGGCATAGGTCCCGATGGCACCCTCCATCCGGTGGATCAGGTTCTCCAGTTCCTCCGGGTTGTTGTGGGGGATGAACATCTTGGCGGCGCGGCGACCCGCCTCGACCTTGGCATCGTAGCTGGCACCCCAATCGGTGTGCAACTTCTGCATGTCGGCCTCGCCGCGCTGCTCGAATTCGGCAGCTTGCGCCTCCATCATCGCCTTCGCTTCCTGCCCGTACCAGTTCAGGGTTTCCTGCAGGAACTGCGCGGGCATGCCAATCTTGTGCGCGTGATCGCGCAGCTTGATCACCATCGGATCCTTCGCCAACGCCTCGTCGATCTTGTAGCCGTCCGGCTTATCGGGCACGGCTCCGGTTTTCTTCCAGAACGCCTGCCACTCTTCCGGCTTGGCATCCGGCTTGGGTAGGATCACGCCGCGCCCGGCCTTCTCCGCCCCCATGAAACGCTCGAGATTGAATGCCTTGATCGCCAGCGATTCCGGGTCCGGGTACGTCCCTTCCTTGAACGATCCGAGCCATGCCTTGGTATCCGGATCCTTGAACTCGCTGTACCACGGCTTCGATGCGCCGCCATCCCCACCTGCAGCAGCACCAGTACCTTGCGGCGGCGCGCTACCTGTCCCGCCGCCACCCTGACCACCGTCCCCACCATCACCATCCATTACTACGTGCCGTATGGTAAACATTTGTACCCCCTATTATTGTGCTAATCGTCTCAGCGCCGATCTAATTGCGTGGCAGTTGGCGCAAACTACCTCACATTTTGCTATCTCAGCCCATACTATAGAGAAATTTGATTTCGATGCAACCATTGCAGACACATTACCGATTTTAGCAAACCCCGGCATGTGGTCAAATTGTAATGCCTCAGGATGCTTATTGTAGCCGCAATCAGCGCATCCCTTCAGCATTTTATACTCGTTAACTTCGATACGCAACCTTTTCTTACGTGTGCGCATCTTAAGCGTTCTGATCCTGTTTCGCCTCTTATTTGTCACTCGGTCTGATCTTCTTCGTTTTCCACGAGTCGGTAAAGATCCGCATCGGACACGTGGATATGTTGCATGATGCGGTGCCATACTTCTTGCCGACCGATGGCAATGGCCGACGCCATCGGGTCGATGTTCTGCGTGACGTGGGAAACCACGGCAGGGGTGGAAGTAGCGCGACAGAACCGGCGCAGATCCGACAGAACTATCTGCGCCGCAGGCCGCAGTGCGTCATCCGCCGTGAACAGCGCCCGGTACGCCTGCCGCCGACGGAAGATCAGCTTCCTGATGATTTTGCCGATCATGCGGCCTGATCCATGACTTCAGACGCCTTGGCCATGTTCCGCGCCGCGTTCGACGCGGTGTCCACCTGCTCAAGCGCGGCCTGCGCCTCCTGTTGTTGCTGCCTCTGCGCCCGCAATTCGGCCAACATTTCTCGAGAACGCAGCACCTTGACCGGCACGCCGTTGATGTCGGCCAGTTCGCGTGCCACTTCTTCCTCGTCGAACACTTCCAGCACTTCGGGCCGGACCTGCGCCAGCGGGCCGAGAGACTCGATGGTGCGCATGATAGCCACGCCATCTTCTGCGCGGCGCAGACGGGTGAGCGGCGACGTGTAGCGGGCCTTGACCCCGCCGCCCGACCTCACCAAGTTCTGCGGCATCGGCGGCAGGATACCCGCAGCGGAGGCGATGTCCAGTTCGCGCTCGATCAGCGGGCCGAGGAATTCCGACTGCTGCCGCCCGACAGTCGGAGCAAGGAGTTGCCCCTTCTCTTGCGCCCGGATCAGGGCTTCCGTCGCCGTCATCTGCGGATTCTGAACGAGGATCTGGAACAACGTGACGAAGAACGCATCGTTGATTGTGCGCCGCTTCTGCTCAGCCATTTCTTGCACGATCGGCAGGTTCGACCCGGTCTTGAGGGGAACGACTAGCTGCCGTCCTTGCTCGTCCACGCCACCGTAGTTGATGGCATTCGGCCTGGAATTGAAGGAGGACAGGATGCCGTCGCCGTAAGCGAGAAGCGGCGGCTGAGCGATCTTCTGCGCGACCCTGATGAACGTCTTCTCCATTTCGTTCACCATCTTGATGTCGGGCAGAACCATCATGGCGGGCGATCGCCCGTACACTTCGCGAGGGGCGGTCAGATGCCGCGATACCTGATATGGCATGGCCCGGTAGCCGCCGACGTCCATCAGTTCCATGCCCTCGATGCTGACGTAATACGACGCCCACGGCATGCCGCGGTAATCCACTGCGCGCGGCTTCATCGACTCGTTCGGCTTGACGCAATGGATGAATTCAAACTTGCGGAACGGCTGCTTCTCGTAGGTCTTCTTGATCACTTCGGGGCACCTGTCGCCCCACTTCTGCATCGCCCCGCGCGCAGACAGTGGGAACTTCCGGTGCACCATGTCCACGATGCCGTACGCATTCTCAGCGATGTACAGTTCCGGCAGCGCGATCGACTTGTAACGGACGCCGATCCCGGGCACGTCATCCGTGAACATACCGAGTGTGCCGAACGCCATGAGCGACACGTAGCACTCGTGTGATTGCGACTGGAAGTTTGCCGCAGGACGGTAGCGCATCCGAAACAGGATCTTGTTCAACTGCTCCAGATACAACATTGTCGCCCGGTCCTCAAGCAGGCGGTCATCTTCCGGCTCCAGCTTGTGGTACGTCTGCGTCGCTGGCGTGATCAGCGAATCGATGGCCGAAGCCGCCCGGTCTAGGGCCAGCGGGCCGGTCGAATCGAAGATGCGCTCGGTGTGCTTCTCGCCCTGTACCTGATGCCTGTTGAACCCGTCCTGCCGGGGTAGAATTCGCTCGGCTATCTCCTGGAAATGCGAGTCGAACACCGCCCGGTCATCTTCCATCTGACCTTGCTTCTGGCAGATATCTACTGCTCTTGAATCGGGCATGG